CAAGTAATGTGACTGGCACTTGAAAGAGAGAGCGTGGGAAGTGACTCAGAACTTAGTGTGGCTCTTACTTCTGTGGATTTCTCTTGAATACATGTGTCAATACCTCTGGCGATTCTCCTTTTCGTGGGGCGTCTGGGCAGTCTTAGGGGTGTATATGAATATCATACAGGCGATACTAGGTATACCTGACTCTGTGCGCGTAACTATAGTTAACATATTAGTGAGCCTATTTTGCGATATGACCTTTTATACATATGGAACCATTGTGATTTTGTTGGCTGTATATTAAGCAGATATAACGCTACGAAAATCTTATCTTTAAGCAGCTATAAAAGCATATGAAGCTATGCGTTAGAAAGTCGGCACTAATGATGTGATGATAACACGGGATGAGTCATATTACGAGTTAGTCCGCACGAAGCCATTTTGCTTGTTGAACAGCACCCTTGACCGTAAAGATTGGCTAGAGAGGATGATTAACTACAACCCACGAACCGTTTACGGCGCGGACAGATAGCGATTCCCTTGGTTGCTACCTGTGGTACGTTGGGGAATGAGGCTCATATGGCTTGTACTTATGATATTCACATACTTTTTAGTTTTCGATGCGATTATGACTCTCGTAATGTTAGGCCAAAAACTCGTGCATGAGGTTGAAACTTTAGCGTGGTTCGGGAACTGGACATAGGAAACTATATTCGCGGTTCTCGCTATCATTGTGTGGTGGGTGTGTTATCAACTCCGATTACGCGTGCCCATTTCGTTCCCTTCAGCTGCCGGAATGACTGTAGACTTCAGTACCGCTCTCACCTAACGAATACATCCAGCCGCTCTGATGACCTTCAGCTAGCTTTTGTGGCGGATATTTGAAATTCTCACCAGAAATATGATAGGGTTGTGGAATTGCCATGACTCTGTCTGTGTCTACGAGGTATTGCGCAAGTGGGCATTCGTTACTATAATGAATTTCGTCATAATAGCAATTGCGGTATGGATTTCTTGGCGAAGTTTTAAAACTGTCTGGAGAGCCGATCGAGTCCGATACTTCTTTGGGCGTGATCTCCGAAAATTGATCCGCCAATCGACAGGGAAGCCTCTAGGGTCGTTCACATTCCCGTATGCTTAAGGAAAAATGGCACATCAATTGAATGACACTATCTCAGACCCAAAATTTTACGCCAGGAATGGAGAGGAAGTGAGCGAACAAGAGTTGAAGGACGAATTAGCAATGCATGTGAATGAGAACCTGTTGAAAAATTCTCAAGTTCTGAAGCCAGGTTTTAAGCACATTGACCCCGTTCTGGCCCGCCCTAAGTTAGTTGACATGAACAACCTGTCTGTCTTCCATGCCCTTTACTCGCGACATTGTGGTAACCCTTATCATCCAGAGCCTGGGAAACCCGAAGAGTTCGTGGGGAGGTAGAGTCCAATAATGCATGACCTGTTGCAGAAACTCACCCTCGAAACGTTAGAGTGTGATCTGGTTACGATGTATAGTTACATCGATCAGATGCCAGGGAAGAAGAGAAATGCATACAAGCGGATGTACAAAGATTACCTTTAAAATATGTGCTACAAGCCGCGGATGCGCTTAGAGCCAAATATTAAGAAGAATGAGCTGTTATTTGGTCCAGCATCTACCGTGCGAAGCCGAGCAATATGGAACCCCTCCAACTTCATCAAGTTGTATTGTGGGCTCTTAAACTTTAATCTAATTAAAATAACGAAGCGGATCATGCCTGATTTTATAAGCGGAGTTAACCTTGATGAACTTGGTGATGAACTGCAGGGTAGGAAGGCCACGAAAGCCAGCGGTGTGTTCCTGAGTGCAGATGGTGCAAGTCACGACTCTTCGTAAAGAGACTGGTGGATCGACAGTGTTGATAATTATATTATCAAAGCTATCGGGCCGATTATCATGAGGAGGTTAGGATTTGATGAGCATATAGTAGCCAACACCATTGACCTCTCGACTCGCACAAGCTTCTTCTTCAAGCTCAACTATCTTGGCACTCGTAAGCGAATGTTCACAGGCCGATTAAAAGGGACTGTTACGTCAGGCCACCCTACTAAAACAACATGGGGAAACACTCTTCGAATGTGGCTCATGTGCGAAGTGATCAGACGTATGGCCGGCTTGACCGAGAATGATTGCTGGCACGTCCACGCTGGAGACGATGTGCTCGTGCACTTGCGTGAGGAAGCAGTTGAGACGTTCATGACGAGAGCAATGCGATATGTCAACCTGGGAACATCCGAGTTGGAGCATGGCATTGGATACGTCTGGAAAGAGTATACTTTCTCACGGAACAACATTGACTTCTTGTCTAAAGAGGGTTATGTGAACGCTGGTAACGCAATGATATTGCGTAAAGATGATAGAGTTCTATACGGGGGAAATTGTACCATGAAGAGAAATAACGGGCTGACGAAATCTTAGTTCAACTACGGTGTCACAAAGTAACTGGAACAAGCGGCTCTCCACCATCCTCTCTTGCACGATTACGTGGTGTCCAGGTAAGAGATATCAGTGACGAATTAAAAAGTTTACGATACTTGGGATTTAGGTGACTACTACAAGAATCAATAGTTTGTTGACTTGAAAGAGCGAACCCCAGAGTACTATAACAATTTCCCGGATATGGTCGCTCACCAGGATTAAAGCCGAACGATACCTTATGAAGGGTAGTTCTGTTATGCTAAATACGCAACGGCCAAGAACACAAATCTCTACGGCCGTGGGGTGTGTAAAAAACACCTGACACTTTAAGCATACTACAACACAAACATGGAACCATCAGAGTAGAAACCGTCTCAACGTGGTGGAGGAAAGCCCTCACGATCCAGGCGGCGAAGAGTACTCTAGATCACGCCTGAAATGCTCTCGGAGATGCTCTAGAAAGTATCAACTCCAAATCTAGCCTAAACGCGGAAGAACCTAGACCAATAGACGGTGATAGATCCAGAGGAAAGAGGGGTAACTGATCGACGAAAGCTCGAAGACGCTCTATAGTATCAGAGCATGTCAATAGCAAAGCGACAAGAAGAGATACTAGAACGTCTGAAAGCTCTCGACATGAAGGAATCACTTAGCGACTTGGTTAAGAAGTATCAAAACCCTGAGACTCGAAAAGAGATGACCAAGAAGATTGATGAAGTTGACGCAGCAGTCGATCCATACTACGATATGCGGACGGTAAATCTCAGGGCTATTGATCCTACCTTCAATTTCGCTGAGAAATAAGCTGCCGCTCAGGAAGGCTTCAACATTCTCAATTAGTATGACTCGGCTAAGATGGGTATTGCTCCTTCTGAGTTCCCTGAGTTACTAGATGCCTTATACAAACACTTTGGAGAGAAGGTTAGTAAGTCAGACCTCAGGAAATTGATCGCTCTTGATTTCGCGGGCATGTTCAGAGTTTTAGCGCCTTATTTGGTAAGATACGGCCCTTAAGCTGTGAAAATGGCGAGATAGGCATTTATCGAGCCGTACAAAGAGAAGTCTAAGTTCCTTTAATATGCGAACTCTATACTTAAACGGATTGGTATGGACGAGGGATTCAGGCCTGAAGATTGGGGCGTAAGTCCCGATCCACGCTCGTTCTTTGCTGAGACAATCACGGATATGAAACCAATGCGTGTTAAGTTAGAAGCCCTAGCAATGTTAATCAGCCCAGAGAATTTCCATACTAGAGCGCCAATTGGTTACCCATAGAAAAATGCCTTCACAACGTTTACTTAATCTTTCGAGATATCAGTGAACGCAAACGGTGATGGTATTTTCATTGTGATGCCCTTCAGCTATAGCTTAGTTATGTATTCAGATGCAGACAACTATATACCTACAACAGGAGCTGGAACAACAAGCACAATAGCCTCGAGATTAGCGGCTGCAGTCACGAGCTATACAGGGAGAACAACTGCCATGTCATTATAGATGAACCCGATATCAGCAGATAATAATAATGGCGTGGTCTCATTTGCATATTTCAACGAAGCTTTCTAAGCACCATATCCAGGTGCTTTTCCGACACTCATTGATATAGGTGAGTGCCCCGTGTAGGGTCGTCGTGGAGGGAAGTAATCAGCTCGTTACATACTGCCATGGAGTCAAAAGTCCGAGAGGTAAGAGCAGGTTACCCCACCTAACGGGATGCAGCCATTCTACGTCTTCGTTCTATAGGGGTTTACACCATCAACTACACCGTTCACAGTGACGATCAGAATGAACGTGGAATATATGCCAACA